GGTCAAGATAGGATATAATTGGTTAGAAATGAAGGAGGAAAAATGAAAAAAAGAGTACTTGTAATAAGAGTAAAAGAATATTCTAATATAGAACCATCAATTACTATTGAAGCTGTGTTAGATAATGATGAACAAGCAATGTCATTAGTTGAAAAATTAGATGATGTAGCTATAGCAAAAAAAGAAAAAGATGTTCATCATGAAATATATAAAAACTAAGGAGTAAAAATGGAAGTAGCAACACTCGATGCAGAACATTGGGAAGAATGGGGTAAGGATGAGCAGGAAACTGCTTATGATAGACTCCAACAACTTAAGAAAGATTTTATAGGTACACCTAAAAAATTACTTATAAATAAGGACGAAGAACTACAGAGTTATTTAATGTGGTTTGCAACAATGGATAACTTATCATATGAATTGATTAGTGGAAAGACTAAAATATGTTAAATACAGTAATAATTTTGTCGCAGGTATTAAGATTTAGTGTACTAGCTGTATTTATTTTTGTTTTATTTGTCTTACTTTTTACTTGACAATCATTAAAAAATGTGGTATAAGGAAAACAACAATAAGGAGGGTTCAAAATGAAAAATGAACTAACAAACATAAAAGGAATGTCTGATGAGCAAATAATGCAAGCCATTGGGCAGGACGATGGTTCTAATACTAGGACAAATATTCCAAGATTAGGAATCAATCGTTCACCAGAAGATGACGATGGGAATCAATTGCCTGTCGGTCAATTTTTTGTATATGATCCAAGTATAGGTCGCAATGTTTTTGCCAAGCCTATTACGTTTAGACCATTTATCAGTGCGATGCAATACATGCATTATGATGCTGAAAAAAGTGAGTATGTAAACAGATCAATTATATTTAAAAGCTGGAAAGAAGAAGCAATTGATATATTAGGTGGTACTAGATGTGGAAAAATTCCATTTAAAGAAAGAAGTTCTTTAACTCCTGAGGAGTTAGAAAGACAAAGAACTATTAGATGCTATAAATTAGTTTATGGTCTTCTATCTTTTAAGGATGGAGTAACACCTACTGGCAAGGAGCATACTGTTGAAAATTTACCTGTGTTATACAGAGTAACTGGAACAGCATTTGCACCAGTGACATCAGCGTTAGAACAGTTAAAGAAACGTAAGAAGTTAATGTTTAATACAACATTTACTTTGGATACAAAGAGACAAAAGAAGGGTGGTAATGTATATTATACTCCTGAAATAGTTGTCAATGCTGACGCTAATATTGAGATGTCTCAAGCTGATATGGAAACCATAGCAGTATTTCAACAATCTATTGATGCAGAAAATAAAGAAGTTATTGATGCATACAATAATGCTAAGGCTCAGGCACCTAAAGTATCTGATAAAGATATAAAAGATGTAGTTGAGGAAGTAAGTACCTCAGCACCTGAAGATGTACTGTCAGCATAATGAATAATATCTTACACAAAGTACAAACGTACTTAAGCAAAGTGTCAGATAGTCCTGTCGCTATCTCTGATAAACTAGTGGATGAATTTGGGGAAGCCTGTAAAGCTGCCCTAAGAAAACAGTTTTCAGAGAAGCGGACAGAGGGATTTAAAGCTAGAATATCTAGTATTGGAAGACCTTTATGCCAACTGCAGATGGAGTCAAAGGGTATTAAAGGCGAGGGACAACCTTATAATGTTAAGATAAGGAATACGTTTGGAGATTTAATTGAGGCATTAGCAATATTTGTAATGAAATCCTCAGGAATAGAAATAAAAAATGAACAACAAAAAGTATCATATAAATTTAATGATAATGAAATTAACGGACAACTTGATGTTGAAATTGATAATAAGATATGGGATGTTAAGAGTGCCTCACCTTATTCGTTTGATAAAAAGTTTGGTGAAGCAGGAGGCTTTGATGAAGTTGTTAGGGAAGATATATTTGGATATGCCTCACAAGGATTTTTGTATGGGGAAAGTGTTAAAAAGAAATTCGGTGGCTGGATAGTGATTAATAAATCTACTGGGGAGTGGACCGTATGTGAAACTCCAATTGTGGATAATGAACATAAAACTAAAGCAATATCCACTGCAGAAAATAATTACAAAGCACTTAAAAGTAAAGAAGAATTTAAAAAATGTTTTAAAGAAGTGGATGAAACTTTCAGAGGTAAGCCTACTGGTAATAAAGTTTTGGGTACAGCATGTTCGTTCTGCCCATATAAACTTCCTTGTTGGGGAAGCGGATTGCAGTTGTTACCACAACAACAATCCAAAGGTAAGAACCCTAAATGGGTTTGGTATACTCAGGTTAATAATCCTAAACAGGAGGATGAATCTGCATAACTGGGTGGGGATCAGTTTGAGGGGTCTGATCTTCACCTTTACCGAAAATGTATTGTATAATTATAAAACGAAATGATATTTGGACCGTATTTACAAATGAGATTTGGGAATCAGAAGAAGAAGCAAAAGACTATGCGAAAAGAAATAAATTTAAAAAGAGTATTGAGTGGGAAGTTGTTCCGTATGATAAAAAATATTTTAATTATGTATGACAAAAAAAGATGATACAATAAATTTGCTTAAAGCAATAAAAGTTTTAGTTACACCTTGGGAAAAAGGTTTTACTTGTGGTATATCACTAGATAGTAAAATTGAAATGACAACAGAGGAGTATGAGTTATGCTCTACTATTGCAAGAGGTATGATTAAAATGGCAACCACTGACCCTCATTCAACGTTTCTGTGGGGATTAAGGGGATTCTCAGAAGACAAAAAAACTAGAGATAAATCAGACTTATCTATAAACTCTATTGCAGATTTTGAAGATGATTCTAATGTCATAGATTTTTTGGAATTCTTAAAAAAGAAACGAGATAAGGAACTAAACTAATGGCAACACACTTAGTAATAGGGGATCCTCATTGTACCCCCAAGGCAACTAATGAGAGATTTTTATGGGCAGGAAAATTTGCCCGAGATCTAAAACCGAATACAATTATTTGCATGGGAGACTTTGCAAGTATGGATTCGTTATCTAGCTACGACAAAGGTAAGAAATCTTTTGAAGGTAGAAGATATAAAAAAGATATTGATCATGCTCATGATGCATTAGAAAAATTTAACAAAGGTCTCAATGGAAGACGACCAAGAAAAATCATGCTACTTGGTAATCACGAAGATAGGATAGATAGGATAGTAGATGAAACACCCGAACTTGATGGCACAATTAGTACTAATGATTTTCAATTTGAAAAATATGGTTGGGAAGTTTATCCATACCAAGAACCTGTGGTGGTCGATGGTGTCCATTACTGCCACAATTTTCCTAACGGTGTTATGGGTAAGCCTATTAGTGGGGACAATATTGCTCGTTCTCTCTTATTAAAGAATAAGGTATCCTCTACTGTAGGTCATATACATATATTTGATTATTCTATGTGTACAACTCCAACAGGTAAAAAGGTAATAGGATTATCTACTGGCTGCTACCTACATCATAAAGAAGATTATGCTAGGGCTACTCAACGTATGTGGTGGAGTGGATTGATTGTCAAAAGAAATGTTAAGAACGGAGAGTATGATCTTGAAACAATTCAATACAACTCTATTAGGAGGAAGTATGGAAGAAGATAAGGTTAACTCACCATCGCATTATAGATATGGTAAGAAAGAAACTATAGATGTTATACAAGATTGTATGACAGATGATGAGTATCATGGGTATCTAAAGGGGAACGTTTTAAAATATGTTTCGAGATATAAATTTAAAGGCGAACCTTTAGAAGATTTACAAAAAGCAGAATGGTATTTAAATAGGCTAATAAAGGAGGTCAAATGAGTCACGGTGAGAAGATGGAGAAACTTGGTAGGATAATAGCTTTACAAGAAGTTATGATTCATATGCAAGACGAAGTAAATAAATTAAATAAACAATTACAGGAGGCAGAATATGGGAGCAGTGAAACAAGCACTAATAGAAGTTGAAGACTTTGTATGTGGATGTCTTCAAGCTGGTCGTACAGTTAATCAAACTATAAATGATGCAAAAGTAGAGTATAAAAAGCCAGGGAATTTTAATACTTATTTATTAGATGAAGATTTAATAGAGGATAAGTACTATCAATTCAAAGGTCAACATTAATAAAGGAGGAAAGAAAGATGGCAAACAACGCAAAGACGAAGGCAACACCCGAACCCCAAAGAACTTACCTAATAAGTTCAACGCAACTAATGGAAATAATGAGGTATCTTATGTCGAGACCTTATGCAGAGGTTGTTAAACTTATGAATATGTTAGGTACATTAAATCAATTAGACCCTAAGATAGGAGCGGACTTTGTTAAAAGAAATCCGTTAGAGACCAATGACAAAAAGTGATATTAATAAACATACAGGATTATTGTTTGAATTAAAGATTGGTCTTAACAAAAACAATGCTATAGTTATTGACTATGGTGGAAAGCCTGTTGGAAAAATTAGGGATGCGTTAAAAGAATATAATTATCATGCTAACTTATGTGCAGCAGTAATTAATCATGCAAACTCAGTTGGTAAGAAATTAGAGGAAGATGTTAAAAAACTTATTCAGACAGTTTAGATATTACTTTTGGCATAACTATGTTATGAATAAACTTGAAGGTTATGCTAGTTCATTGAGTACTTGGTTTTGGCAGAAACGATGGGGGGACAGGGATCTCTATCGAAACCGCCAAAAAAAAAGGCACCCATAAAGAGTGCCCATGTGTTGCTTAGACAGGGAGGTCTATTAATTTAGACTTCCCTTTTTTATTTTATAATTTTACTTAGTATCCATTTAATTCCACGTATAACATATCCTCTAATAAATTTATTAAAAGCATATCGTACTACTCTAACTACTATAAGAATTGGAGAAGCTAATACATCAAAGATAATTAAAAGAATATCTACTGACATATCAATAATATTATCACTTGTAGTTATCTTCTTTAGTCTTTCTTTAATTTGCATTAGGAAGTATTATATTATTGTATACACTTAATAGTATATCTGTGTAGTTAGGATTGGTTGCGTACTTACTTAATGTTTTAAATTGAGCTTCAATAGACTTTCCTTTTCTAACTGCAATTCTAAATT